AATGGTATAAAATATCTTCCACCCGTTCAGTTTAATGGTTATGTTACAATTGAACAACCTGAAAACCAAGATTATGGTAACTCAAGAATGTCTCAAATGGAACCTGGTAATTTAAAAGTGGGTGTTTATCAAAGTCACTTGGATGAATTAAATATTGAAATTGAATATGGTGACTACGTTGGGTATTATGAAACGGAAACACGTGTTCGTTATTATACGGTGGTAAATGATGGTCGTGTGGTGAGCGATAATAAACACACTTATGGGGGTTACAAACCTTTTTATAGAAGCATTGTTGCATCACCAGTTAACGATGGTGAATTTACGGGATTATAATTCTATACTTTAGTATTTATTGTTAATGGCATTACCAAAAAAAATAAAAAAGACATTACCCTTAACTCCTGATGAAATTTTATTGAGGAGAAGAGAAGAATTGCTTGAAAATATTGAAAGAGACGGAACGTATCTTCCAAAAGGAATTCAACATGCAGATTTAGATAGAGGTATGTTGGATTTTGTAAAAGAAAATTTGGAAATATCTGCAGATGGAAAAAAGGTTCCAACAATAGACATTATTATTACGACACAAAATTGGGCTCAATTCACGGAGAGTTGGAACTTCCAAGATTTAGATAAAAATATCAGACCACCTTTTGTTGCCACAGTTAGAAGGCCAGAAGTACCTTATGGTACCAATCCTTCAACACAATACAATATTCCAAACCGCAGACAATTTATATATGCGAAAGTTCCAACTTGGGATGGTCAAAGAAAAGGTATGGACATATATACCATACCTCAACCAATACCTGTTGATATTACATATAATATTAAGATTTTCTGCAATAAGATGAGACATTTGAATGATTTTAACAAAAAAGTTCTTCAGGAGTTTGCATCACGTCAGTCTTATGCAACAATCAAAGGTCATTATATTCCAATCGTATTAAACAGCATCAGCGATGAATCAGTTTTGGATATTGAGAAAAGGAAATATTATGTTCAAAATTATGAATTTATGATGATGGGATTTTTGTTGGATGAAGAAGAGTTTGAAGTGAAACCAGCAATATCAAGAAGTCTTACCTTATTGGAAACAGATGTTTCATCAAGTTCAAAAAGATTTAACAATCCAAATAAAAATTCAGATCAGTTTGATTTAAATATTAATTTTGCCACAGGTATAACCGCACTTACCGAAACATATAGATACACCGCAGATATCAAAATCATTAATAGCGAAAATGTGGATAGTTTTTCAATATATATAAATGGAAATTATTATGGTGATGATATGACCGAAATTTCCGTTAATACTAATGATGTTGTGGTTATTGAAATAGTAAAAGATGATAATTCAAAAGAAGCGATTCTTTATTGCAACGTACAACTTTTATAATTTATCACCATATATATCAGTCGGTTCTGAACAGTGATCCTCAATCAGTTTTTCCAAGAACTTATACAAAACCAATCCCTCTTTTTCACAATACTTCTTTAGTACTTCGTGACTTCTTTTTGATATTTTTATGTTTTTGATATCCCCCATCGGTAAATGTTTTTGGCAGAAAAAAGGTAGAAAATTTTCTTACTGACCCATAAATAAATACAGAAAATATAATTTTTTGTTTTTTTTCCAAGTATTTATAGTAAAAATAAATTTCAAATAAAATTAACAAAATGGCGACATCAAACAAAGTATTTGTCTCACCGGGTGTTTATACATCAGAAAGAGACTTAAGTTTTGTGGCACAAAGCGTCGGGGTTACAACCTTAGGGTTGGTCGGAGAAACTTTATCAGGTCCGGCATTTGAACCAATTTTCATCTCAAATTATGATGAATTCCAAACAATTTTTGGTGGTACAAACCCTGCAAAATTTGTGAACACACAGATTCCTAAATACGAAGCAGCCTACATTGCAAAGGCGTATCTTCAACAATCTAACCAATTATTCGTAACAAGAGTATTGGGTCTTTCAGGATATGATGCAGGTCCTTCGTGGTCAATTACCACAGTTGGTAATTTGGATTCATCAGGTCTTACCGTAACTAGTGCTCCTGCTACAGTATATAGTGTAGATTTTTCAGGGGTAACAGGTGATAGTACGACCATTTCAATTTTCAATCAAAATTTACCTGCATCAATTTCATCGGTATTCTCACTTCCTTATACTACATTCAGTGGTGGTGAGTCTTCATTAGAAGATGATTTTATCGCTCACTTTAATGGTGAGATTAATGATGTGGCAACTTCAGGTGCAACTGCACAGTTTTGGGGTACCGTATCGGCATCTACATTTAGTTCAGTAACAGGTGCTTCGTCTTCATATACAGGCTTCAGTGAAACATTTGGAGTTGATGGTATCACAACTGATGTTGCAGATTTCACTGCACCAGAAAATGATCCTTGGTATTATGCGATGTTCCCAAGTAACTCAAGTCAATACACAGGTGTTGGTTTTGGTATGGTAACAACAGGTTTAACTTCAACAGGTGCTGGATCTTATTCAGGTACTGCAGTTATATATGTAACCAACTATTCGGGAACACCTATTAGTGATTACAATGATATGGTAATTGCAACTTTACGTTCAAGAGGTATTAGTGATTACGGTACAGGTGATGGACCAATATATGAAGTATCAGGATTAACCGATGTTCAAATGATCTGTTCAGGTGTGTATTCGGGAGTTACTTCTAATCCTTTTGATACATTTAAAATTTCAGGTATAACAAAAGATTCTAACACATTTGAATTTGAAACTTCATTCTCATTGGCTAATACAAATTATATTACCAAAGTATTTGGTCAGAGTAATTTTGCAAAACCAAGAACTGAAGTTCCTTTATTTGTTGAAGAAGCATATTATAACTTATTAAATTATGGATACCGTGAAGGTAAGATTCGTGGTTTAAATTGTACATTAATTGATCTTCCTTCTGCAAGAAATGATAATGCAACTAATACATCAATTGGTTGGTATTTGGATCGTTACCAAACACCTGAAACCCCATATGTGGTTTCAGAATTGCGTGGTAATGAAGTTTATGACTTATTTAAATTTGTATTGATTTCTGATGGTAATTCAGCGAATCAACAAGTTAAGATTTCAATCGTGAATATGTCATTTCAAAACTTAACTTTTGATATTATTGTTAGAGATTTCTTTGATACGGATGCGAATCCATTTGTGTTAGAAAAATTCACAAACTGTACGTTAGATCCAAATCAAAATGGTTTCGTTGCTAAAAAAGTGGGTACTTCAAACGGAGAATATCAATTGAGATCATCATTTATTATGTTGGAAATGAACGAGGACGCACCGACAGATGCATTACCTTGTGGTTTCAGAGGATATTTAACGAGAAGATATGAGTCCAACTCAATCAAATCTCCACATTTAATATATAAAACAAAATATAACACACCGGGTGAAGTTTTATTTAACCCACCATTTGGTACCGCTTCAGGTGACAATGTTACAAGAAGTGCAGGTGATAGAGTTCGTAGAACTTATTTGGGTGTTTCAAATACAGTTGGAATTGATGTTGATTTCTTCCAATATAAAGGAAAACAAAATCCAACTAACTTAGGTCAAGCATTAGAATCATCACCTTGGGCTTACCTTACAAAAGGTTTCCATATGGATTCAGGCGCTACCGTAGTTACAGTTCCTTCAGAATATATTACATCAGGTCAATCACAATTTGAGGTTGGTGTTGCAGAATTCAGAAATGATCCATCAACCAATGATAACCCATATTTCAGTTTATCTGCTCGTAAATTCACAATCGCACCTTCAGGTGGTTTTGATGGTTGGGATATTTACAGAGAATATAGAACAAACTTAGATTCATTTACATTAGGTAATACGGCTTATCTTAAAGGTGCAGCAACTTCTGTAAATTATTCAAACGCAACAGGATGGGGAGCATTCAAACAAATCGTGGGACCAGACAAACAAAGATGGGCAAACACCGATTATTACGCTTACTTATGGGGTCAATCAACATTTGCGAACCCTGAAGCGGTTAACATCAACTTGTTTGTAACACCTGGTATAGATTATGTTAATAACTCAAACTTGGTTGAAAGTGCAATTGATATGATTGAAACAGATCGTGCTGATTCAGTCTATATCTGTACTACACCTGATTACAATATGTTTGTTAATAACACAAGAAGTTTCACAACCGATTTCATTTATCCTGAAGAATCAGTAGATAATTTAGATGAAACAGGTATTGACTCAAACTATACGGCAACGTATTATCCTTGGGTTCTTACAAGAGACAGTGTTAATAACACACAAATTTATATTCCACCGACAGCTGAGGTTGTAAGAAACTTGGCGTTGACGGATAACATCGCATTCCCTTGGTTCGCATCAGCGGGTTACACTCGTGGTCTTGTGAATTCAGTGAAAGCGAGAAAGAAACTCACACAAGAAGATCGTGATATTCTTTATAAAGGAAGAATTAACCCAATTGCAACATTCTCTGATGTGGGAACTGTAATTTGGGGTAACAAAACTCTTCAAGTTAGAGAATCAGCACTTGATAGAATTAACGTGAGAAGATTGTTATTACAAGCACGTAAGTTGATTTCTGCGGTTGCTGTACGTCTATTGTTTGATCAAAATGATCAACAGGTTCGTCAAGAATTCTTGGATTCAGTTAATCCAATCTTGGAAAACATCAGACGTGACAGAGGTCTTATTGACTTTAGAGTTGTAGTAACAGACACACCTGAAGATCTTGATTCAAATACTCTAACAGGTAAGATTTATATTAAACCAACAAGAGCATTAGAATTTATTGATATTGAATTCTTGATCACACCAACAGGTGCTTCATTTGAAGATGTATAATTAATATACTTATATTTATATTATGGGGGTTCACCAATTGAGCCCCCTTTGCCAATTAAATTTTTTAAAACTATAAGAAAATGCAATTTAAAAAAAATGTAATTACTGAATCTCTTGAATTAGAGGGATCTGAAAAAAAATACTTTTCAGAAAAACCACAAAACATTGTGATAACTGAAGAACAATTTGAAAGATTAATCGGAACTATTTCTTCTGAAAAATGAAACACATTATAAGAAAACACTTAAACGAGGTTTATCAAACAAAACAACTTTTTGAAGGTTTTGATGATCAGGACAACCCCGATTTAAAGTATTATGCATTTGATTGGGACGACAACATTCTTGAGATGCCGACCAAAATTATTGTTTTGGACGAAGATGGAAAGGAAGTTGGTATGAGTACCGAAGATTTTGCAGAGTACCGTACAATGATCGGTGTGGAGGAATTTGATTATAAGGGACACAAGATTGTTGGTTTTTCTGAAACTCCGTTTAAAAACTTTAGAGTGGAGGGTGATAAACAATTTGTTGTGGATTCAATGTTGGCAAAACCAGGACCGTCGTGGAATGATTTTGTGGAATGTATCAATGCGGGATCTATTTTTGCAATTATAACTGCAAGAGGACACACACCAACTGTTTTAAGGGAATCTATATATAATTTCATCCAAACGAACCATATGGGTATAAACAAAGAGGTCTTGGTTTATAACCTTAAAAAATACAGGGATTTGGTGGGTGAAAAAATTAAAGATGATAATAAATTAATTAATGACTATTTGGATTTATGTAAGTATTATCCTGTTAGTTTTGGGACCAATGCTGAAGCAAATCCTGAAGAGGCTAAAAAAGAGGCTTTAAAAGAATTTATTGCATATGTTAAGGAAATGTCTTCTAATTTAGGTAAGAAAGCGTTTTTAAAGAATGATATTTCTAATAATTTCATACCTAGTATTGGATTTTCTGATGATGATGTAAGAAATATTGAAAAGATTAAAGATTTTCTTGAAAAAGAGTATGAAGATAATCCAGTTAGAACATATTTAACTAGTAAAGGGGAGAAAAAAGAAGTCTAGTATAGAGATTTTAACTGGATCAAAAAAAAAGTAAATAGAAAAATCTTTAAGAGATATTTATAAATAAATAAAAAACAAAAAAATTTAAACCATGGCAGATTTATTAATGAAAATGCCCGTACCGTATGAACCCAAAAGAAAGAATAGATTTATCTTATCTTTTCCTTCTTCATTGGGGATAAATTCTTGGTTTGTAGAGTCGGCATCAAGACCACAAATAAACATCGGAGCAACACCGATACCGTTTTTAAATACGGAAACTTATGTTGCAGGACGTTTTACTTGGGAAACAATAAACGTAACATTTAGAGATCCAATCGGACCTTCAGCTGCACAAGCGTTGATGGAGTGGGTTAGATTACACGCAGAATCAGTAACAGGTAGAATGGGTTATGCTGCGGGTTACAAAAAAGATGACGTTACTTTGGAAATGTTGGATCCAACAGGAGTTGCTGTTGAAAAATGGATTTTACAAGGAACCTTCTTAACGAACGTTAACTTTAACGATTTAAGTTATGGTGATGACGGGTTGGCAACAATTTCAGCTACGTTACGTCCTGACAGATGTATATTAGTATACTAATTTAAAAACAATACATATTTTATACAATCCACAATCTATTTCGGTAGGTTGTGGATTTTCTTTATTTATACTACAAAAAATTATTTCTTCAATTATATTTAATTATTAAAAATATTAAAAATTATGGATCAAACAACACAATATGGACAAATGAACTTTGATTTACCACACGATGTGGTTAAATTACCCTCTGAAGGTAAGTTCTATAAAAATGGGAAAAAATCAGTTAAGGTTGGTTATTTAACAGCCAAAGATGAAAATTTAATAATGAACGCTAATCAGAATGATAATCTTATTAAAACATTATTAAGAGAAAAAATTTATGAACCCGATGTGAATATTGATGAATTGTTGGACGTGGATATCCAAGCAATCCTTATTTTCTTAAGGAACTCCTCGTTCGGTCCTGAATATACCTTTAAAGTAAAAGATCCTGCAACAAACAAATTTTTTGAATCTTCAGTACTGTTGGACCGTGTATCTGTATTGGATCCTGAAATTACACCAAATGAAGAAGGTCTATTTGAAATTAATTTGACGAAATCAAATAAAAAAGTTTATTGTAGAATTTTATCATCAAAAGATCTTCAAGAAATTAACAATATTATTGAACAATATCCTGATGGTGTGATTGCACCCGTATCAACTACTCGTTTGGAACGAATGATCGTTAAAATTGAAGGAGTAGACGAAAGCAAAAAAAGTGAATTTATAAATAACTTACCAATTATGGATAGCAAACACATCAAAAAATTGATGGCAAAAGCTGAACCAAGATTGGACCTAAAAAGAAATGTAAAAGCCCCGTCAGGAGAGAATGTAGAGATTAATATCTCTTTCGGGGTTGAGTTTTTTCGCCCTTTCTTCTGAACATAGAAAAAACTTATTAGATGAAATTTATTATCTGATTAAATATGCCCATTTTTCTTATGGGGATATAATGATTATGCCTACCTATGAAAGAAAATACTTCATTAACAAGCTGATTGAAGAAAATCAAAGCAAATAATTCTTAGGTGTAATATTTATTAGAAAAGAAATCTATATATGGCGGGTGATACACTTGGTAGTGCAAATAAAGCGATGAACAATTTAAGTAGTTCTACAAATGCAACTACTGCTAGTTTATTCGAATTACAAAAGGTAATACAAAATTTGTCACCTGATAAGGCGTTTGAATCTGCATTAAATATAAATCAGCAGATTGTAAATTTAAATAGGGAAGTACTACAGAGAGGACCCGAAACTGTTAGACAATTAGAAAAAGTTTTAACGGACACTACAATGGCGACACTGGAATTTGGTGTTTCTATTGAGGACAATATTGATTTATTTTCTAAACTCAATCAATCGCTACAAAGAACTAATTTCTTTACCAAAAATCAAATAATTGATATGCAACTGATTGCCAGAAACACAGGTTTGGCAGCTGATGAAATGGCAAAATTTGAAGAGGCTTTTGACACATTGGGATTGAGTACGGATTATATGATTGATAATTTGGAAGATATGTCCAATATGGCAAGAAATTATGGATTGAATGTGAATCAATTCATGGGGGTTATTGCCGATAACGTAAAACTTTTGGCTGGATATAATTTCAAAAATGGTATTGATGGTCTTTCTGAAATGGTTGCACGTGCACAATCATTACGTTTTGACTTTGGCAAAACTGTTGAATTGGCAGATAAGTTAATGGATCCTGAACAAGCAATTGAAATGGCTGCAAGTTTCCAAATGATGGGTGGTGAGATAGGTAAGTTGGGTGACCCTATGCAAATGTTGTATATGGCACAACAAGATATGGGTGGTCTACAAGATTCAATTATGGAAGCGGCGGCAAGTGCGGTGAGTTTTAACAAAGAAACAGGTAAATTTGATATTCCTGTTACTCAAATGTATCGTTTGAGAACTATGGCAGATCAGCTGGGTATGTCTTATAGTGATTTGGCCGAACAGGCGATGCGTTCTAAACAAGAACAAGAAAAATTATCAGTAATTGAAGGTCTTGGTACTATACCTATGGAGTATCAAGAATTGGTGAAAAATCTTTCAGAATTTGATACTGAAGGGGAGTTGAAAATTAAACTTCCGAATATGGATGATAGTATTGAAGTTTCACGACTTACTGCTGGTAATTTTAAAGAATTAAGAGACTTACAAGAGTTAGAGGGAAAAAGTCAAATAGATATTGCTGGTGAACAACTTAGTATTCAAAAAAAAATACTTACTCAAATATCTAAAATTGAGTTTCAACCTGGTGCGGCACTTCTAACTGAAGGAAGAGATGCTGTTGTAGGAATAACAAGTGGTTTAAAAACTTTTTATGGTGCAACTTCTGATTTTATAGAAAAAAACTTAGGTAAAATGATCAACACTAGTGAGACTGTAATGACAGAATATATAGAATCAATTGCACAAATAGATTTAAAAAGATTAGGTAGTGAAGAGGGTTATGCTGATAAAGTATTTAATCAAATGTTAGATGCATTCAAAACTGAGCAATTAAATATTAATACAGAACAAACTAATGTTTATGGTAAAGATGCTAGAGTGGTTACTGGTGAAGAGGAGGTAATGAAAAAACCACAAAATACTAGTGA